GCTACATTCTACTATGCACTTTTAAGTGAGACTCAAAGTCAATTACAACAAGGTAATCTAACTATGACAGGTCAAGATTATGCTCTTTGGGTAACAAATGATTATGCTTACAATTGGGTAGCTACACAAATTGATGTAACAATTGTTGGTGATTATGTAGAAGTGGTAGAAAATTAGTATATTTGTTACAAATTTAAATATATATGTTACAACTAAGCGAAAAAGACCTGAACGAATTACAGGCATTTATCAACAAAATCCCAACTGAATTTGGGTTGCCATTGTTAAACTTCTTTGGTAAGTTAGCAGAAGACCAAAAGCCTAAAGAAGAGCCTAAAAACGAAGACTAAATGCAACAAGATAGCAGCCAAGCTTTAATCAATACCGGCGTATCAATGACCGCCGCGACATTGTCAGTAACCCAAGCGCAACCTTTTGTTACTTTAGTAGCCGGCTTGGTTGCTATTATTTCCGGTTTTATGGCAATAAGGTATTACTACAACGCCACAAAGAAAATAAAATGAAATTTTTAAATAGTATTTATGGATCATGGCTTAAGCTTGTCTTTACGGCAATACTTACCATGATTATTAGTAAAGGTAATATTTATGAGGTAACCTTAGAAGAGTGCATAAGCGCCGCCGTAATATCTATTTTACCTATTATTATAAACTGGCTTAATCCAAACGACACACGTTATGGGAAATAAAACAAGACTTTTTTTAATTTACTTAGTTATACTTTTGGCCATATTAATTACCGCTTGCAACCCATTACGTAAGGCCGAGCGCTTAGTTTTAAATAATAGAGACGCTAGCAATAGAGTTTTTAACACCTTGGCCCTAGAGCGTCCATGCGCTAACGATACTATGGTAGTAACCTTAAGCGATACCACAATACTACAAGACACCATTGTAGACTATAAGCGCGACACAATAAACAATGTAATTACCTTAACCGAGAAAGGCAAAACAATAGTTAAGACTATTAAGGTGGTAGACATTAAAACTGCTTATGTGCAAGATATGCGCATGATAGGGATTCTAAGCGATTCGGTGCGATTTTACAAGGTTTTATATCAAACTGAGTATAAGTATAAGCAAAATGCCGAAAGCCGTTTTTGGTGGCTTATAATCGGTTTAGCGGTTATATTTATTTTAAAACGTTATTTATGGTCATTTCTCAACACCTTGTCTTAGCCGAACTTATTAGATCCGAAAGCGCCAAGCGTCACGGCATTAATAATATGCCAACTCCAGAACATATTGAAAACCTAAAAGCTTTGGCCGAAAACATATTCGAGCCTATACGTATTGAGTTTAGAGTGCCTATTTACATAAGCAGCGCTTATAGGTCGGCTAAACTTAATAAGCTTATCGGGGGCGTAAAAAATAGCCAGCATAATTTTGGCGAAGCCATGGATTTAGACATGGATGGCCACTCACACGATATTACTAATAAAGACATATTTGATTTTATTGTAGCTAAGCTACCATTTGACCAAGTAATTAACGAGTTTAACTATTCCTGGGTACACGTTAGCTATAAAAAAAACGGCCCACAAAGACGTCAAGTCTTGAAGGCCGTTAAAAACAATAGCGGGGGAACTATTTACTTATAGCATGTAAAATTGTAGAATGATCTTTTTTTAAATAACTAGCAATAGAAGTACAAGTATAACCATTTTGATAAGCAATTTTTATAAATTCATGCCTAATATCAACTACATGTCTTTTTCTAGATTTATTACTTACCTCGTTATAGCTTAATAAGTTTTTTGTAAAATAAACTTCCGCCCATACTGATATAGGTGTTTTTGGCTTAATTCTACGCTGAATATATTTTTCAACTTCTACTATCTTTTCTATTATTTTAGGCTGAAGCCTAGGCTCAAGCATTACCTCAATACGCTTTAAAGCGTGATCATTGCAGCCAGTGTAAAGCTGAATGTATTTAAGAATTTCCTTCATCGTTAATTTTTACTTCGTCAAATAATCCGATAATCTCGCTTATTTTAATCCACTTTATAAAAGTTTCAAAACTTTTTTCGTCGTTTTGTAAAAGATGCGTAAGCTGGCCTACTAACTTAACTTTTTCAATGATAGTAAGTTCTTGCCATTGTTGGTGATTTGCCATGGTTATTGGTTTTTGAATTTTGAAATAATAGTAGCGATTAAGTATAACGTAATTGCTAGCGGAAATGATATGAACGTAAAAAATAATAGTTCATAAATAAAGATTAAGTAGTGCCTCATAAGCTTTCTAATAATGCGGTTATAATTAGCGCAAAGCATATAATAATTACTGCATATACCGGCTTGATACTTTCTTGAGCGTAACGCTCGTTTGCCTTTTGTTGGGGGCTTTTTAACTTGTTCATAGTTTATTGATTTGATTATGAAACAAAGCTAAAGTAAAGAATCCAAATAAAAAAATATTTTTAATAAATTTTTTTAAAATGACTTAAAGTAAAGTCTTTTTTGTTTTGTACCATACTATAAATGCGATCTTCTATGCCGCCGGTGGTGAATATCCAAAAAACACGCGAAGCGGTTTTTCTGTTTTGAGTTTGCATCCTGGCTCTACTTTGCCAATAACTTACCGCGCTAAAGTCTATATTATACATAACCAAAGCATCCGCCGTGCTTAAGTTTATACCCTCACGCCCGCTTTGTATTTGACTTATAAACACCGCGTCGCCCATTGCCTCATTAAAAGCCATAGGATTATCGTAAATGCGTCCTACAAAGTCGACTCTTAGCTGCATACCCTCGGCAATATACTTATAAAAAATAGCTATCTTTTGCCCTTTAAATCGCTCTTTAATAAACTTGGCCTTAGTATCGTCAAACATTAAAGCATTACCATCCTCAGTCTTAACCGATCCGCTACATATTTGGTGTATCTTTTGCATCTCTTTAACCGAGGTGTCAGCTAGTACTACTTTACCATCTTTAGTCTTAAATAACTTATCCTTCTTAATCTTATCAACGGCCCACTTAACCTTATCCGACATAGGTACGTAAAGAATAACTTCTTCAACTAAAGACTCAAATCCGGCCTCTTCTTGCGTATAAGTTAACAATAAGTGTTGAATTTCGGTTTGGATTCTTTCTTGTTTAACGTGTGTATAGTCCGGCACTTGCATATTATATAAAAACTTTGTCTTTGGAATGCCATACTCTTTATGCCAGGAATAAAAGTTTTTATGTTCTTTAAACGGACTATAACTACTAACATAAAATTGGTGGTAAAATTGTGCGTATGTTTCGGGCGATGGTGTACCGCTTAAATATATTACCGGTTTCCCTAAGCATATCTTCTTTAATTCCGTTACGCGGTTGCTCGGCTTTGGATATTGCCCCAAAGCGTGCGCTTCGTCTACTATAATTAAATCGTAAGTATGTGTTATCTTATGTAAGCTTTCGTAGTTAATAACCAGTAAATCATATAAAAAACTGGACTGCTTAAAATCATCTTCAATGCTGCTTATAGCTTTTTTCTTAGTGACAAATAAAACCTTCTTTGCTCCATATAAACTAGCAATGTGCAAGCTTGTTATAGTCTTGCCCGTACGCACTTGCATAGCTAAATAAACTAACTTAAATTCTTTAAGTATGTTTATGGCTTGCTCCGCAATGTCTACTTGGTAGTCTCTTAGTTGCATATTAAATGATTCAAAAAGTAAAGTTATTGACTTACTTTTTTATAATGTATGTCAAGTTGTAGCTTTACTTTATGTAAAAGATAAGACCGACAAGTCACATAATTACTAAAAAAGTTTCTCGCCGGCCTTTTGCCTAATCATTTTTAATTGGTCAAAGGCTATCCAATTCTATATTAAGCCGTCTTGTAATGGCTCGTCTTCTTTTTGATCCACACGCCTATAACCCTCCTTCCATAAAATGCGTGTAAGCATAACGGAGTTTTTAACTATGGTAGCTTCCGAATTTCGAGGATATAATAAGTGCAACACTTCATGTATTAAGATTTCCAGGTGCTTTTTGCCTTTAAGGCGTTCGTCGATTTCTATAACGCCGTCGCTACTAGCAAGGCCATGCGCTTGCTCGCGTCCGAGTTTACGATATATAATCTTTATTTTAAGCATCCTTTTTTAATTCTATTTCATCAAGCCTATCTATTTCATCACTAGGAGTAAATATAACTTGCCCGCCACGAACTTTAGCTAGGTATCTTCTTATCTCAATTTCTATGCCGTGTACTTCGGCAAGCTTATTCGTAAGCCACGTTTCTTGTTCCGATAATTTCATTTTGTTAAATAACTTTGGTAGTTTCATACTCTAGTTTTATTAGTAGGTCTATATAGTGCCTAGCTTTTTTTAAATCTTCGATGCCGTTTTTATTTTTATGTCTCATTACATACTTAATAATATTTCCTTCAATAAAAGGAATACTATTTGTATGGATAAATTCGGTTGGCTGAATCTTATAAATCTTATAATGATCGCCACCTACTTGTCTGTCTTGCGGTGAAATTTCCCACACGTCTTGCATTTGTAAATTAATTTAATGGTTCCGCTTGCTAGTATTTGTCTGCTATGTTTTATTAATTCATCCGATCCACACTCCGGGCAAGTACCTTTATACTCACCAAAGATAACGCCGTAGTGCGTCTTAGCCGGTATGTGATTATTCAAAAGCTTATGCACTTTCTCTAAAAGTATTACGTCCATGATACAATATTTAACCATCTTAGCAAGTGCAACCTTATCATTCTTTAAGGCGATGTCCTTCCATAAATCAAATTCAGTTTTAATCTTTTGTCCAATGCCTAAATACTGCGCAATGTAATTAAGTTTATTAGAGTTAAACTTAAACTTTGATCGTGCAACTTTTAGTGTGTCAATCGTTGTGTAACTAGGGAACATATCTATTCCATGAAATAAACAACGAGTGCGAACCCAGGCTAAGTCAAACTTATCGCCGTTATGTCCTATCGTTTCGTCGGCGGTATTTAATACTTTGATAAATTCAACAAGCATTTTTTTATCATTCTGTTTGCTATCCCACGTTAACGAGTGCGTTTCTTTTTCATCCTCCCACTTATAACAGATACAAATAATTGCACGCTCTTTAATAATATTTTGTGGCCCGATGTTAAGCTTATACCCACTTTGCCAAAAGAAACCGATATTCGCTGAGGTTTCAATGTCAAAGTATAATCGTTTTCTTTTGGTTATCATGGTGCTAAGTTAATTACTTTTTATGAGAAAGTTGGTAACTAAATTCTTTTGGCTTATCTCCTTCATGTTCCGCGTGCCATAATTGTTGGACGGCTTGAAATAAAGACCATTGTTTAGTCGTGTCCATTTCGGTCACCATTTGCCATCCTGGGCCTTGTACTACTCCGTTCTTGCCAAAAGTCCTAGTCTTTGCATTAAGCCATAAAATAGCCACGCCGTCAATATTTGGCATAGTATTGCCATGGTCTACGCTTGCGTTATATAGTTCACGATAAGCCGCCAATTGTAGCCAGTAACTATTATAAATGCCGTTACTTGTTTTAATGTCAAGTACATAAGTTTTGCCGTCAATAGTACAAACGCGGTCAATAGTTCCCGCAAAGCCTAGGCCACCGCCAATAAAAGTTTGCTCAATTAAGTGATGCTCCGGTTTGTGGTTAGTGCTAAATTCTACGTAACGCTCAAACATAGACCATTCGTCCAATGAGTACTTAGGCTTGCCGTATTCATCAAGTAAAGTACATTCAATGCCATTATCGTAGTCTTCGGTTAATTGATGCACCGCCGAGCCGCGCTTGCCGGCTGCGTCTCTAATTTCATCGGCTTTAGATCCTACCTCTTTCATCCACATAATAAGTTGCGCTGGCTTTGGGTAGGCCTCTAGCAAGGTAGTTGCGCTAGGGAAGTAGTTGCCGTTTTCGTCAGTATAAAAACGGCCGTCCTTAAAAGTAAGTTGGTTTGATACTAGATTTTTAATTAACATATAATTTCTTTAATGGTTACTTCCTCAGTTTTTTCTTTACCTCCGTTGACTGCTAGTTGTTGTGCTACCTCTTCGGCTTTTTCTAAAGTAGCAAAACCTTGTATAAACTTGCCGTCTATTCTTATAAAGTATCTTGTCTCGTTATGTAACAAATTTGTTTCGCTTGTAATTTTTATTACTGGCATAAAATATTTTTTTATTGGTTTTAAAAAGTGTGGCTTTTTGTACGGAAGCCACAAACCGCTAACCAATAATCACCAACTAAAAAGGTGTTTCGTCTTCGTCTAAGACAATATTGTTATCGTTTGAATCAGCAAATAGTTTAAATGCCATTTGCTCTAAAAATTGCATCATGTCGCTATCGTCCCATTGCTCTTTGCCTTTTACCTTAATCTTTACCATTTGTGGTAAGCCGTTAGGGTTTTCTTTAGTGTAAGCCGGTGCGATTTTTTCGCCGTCCTGGTACAATGTAACGCCGGTAATTGTTTTAGTAGCGTCATTCTTGTCCTTCATTGCCCATGGCATAAAGCGTAAATCTTTACTAACGTCTAAGTTTGGCAAAGCTTTTAAAAAGCTTGATGCGTAACGGCTAGAGTATGGCAAGCTAACTACATAGCTTGCATCACCTTCCGCAAAATGTAACTGCCATTGCGTACCATAGTCATTCGTACGCGTGGTAATGTTTTCTAGCTTTGCGGTAAGATCCTTAAACCTTTCCTCAAAGACTAGCTTGCCGGTTTTTGTTAAGCGCTCCGATGTGCGCTCGTTTGCTTGTTTGTGTTGGCGTACTAAGTTGCCGTCCGCAACACTGAGGTAAGTTGTGTTAACACCTCCTAAATTTGATAAAGCCATAATATAAAATGTAGTTTGTTTTGACTACAAGGACAAAGCTAAAGTATTTATTTTGAATAAAAAAACTTTTTTTTTAAATTTATTTTATCTATGTTTGCAGCAAATTAAATAAATTATGAATCACGGATCTTTATTTAGCGGTATCGGAGGCTTTGACTTAGCCGCAGAATGGGCCGGATGGAATAATATTTTTCATTGCGAGTGGAATCCGTTTGGCCAAAGAGTTTTAAAACACCATTTTCCAAAATCAATATCATACAATGACATTACTAAAACAGACTTCACTATTCACAAAGGAGCAATTGATATCTTATCCGGAGGGTTCCCATGCCAACCATACTCAATGGCCGGACTTAGAAAAGGAAAAGAAGATGAACGCCATTTATGGCCAGAGATGCTTAGAGCAATTCGAGAAATTCAACCAAGTTGGGTGGTGGGCGAAAACGTTAGCGGGCTTATTAATTGGGGGGGGGGGTGGTATTCAATGAGGTGCAAACTGACTTGGAAACTGAAGGGTACGAAGTACTCCCGTTTCTACTTCCAGCTTGCGGCGTCAACGCTCCGCACCGAAGAGACCGAATTTGGTTTATTGCTTACACCAACAACGAGAGAGGAAATAGTAGACTTAGAAAAATTCAAACAGAGAATGGAAAAGTATCCGAATGGTACAACGATGCCGAATTTAGCAACGCAAGTAATGACTTTACTTCCGACACCTCAAGCAATGGAGGGCGGAAAAATTACGGGCTTAGAGAATCAAGACTCATTAACGAAAAGAGCAAGACAAATGAGTGGCAAAATTTCCCAACTGAATCCCCGCTTTGTGGGGGAGATGATGGGATTTCCAAAGAGTTGGACGGAATTACCTTTTCAAAGTGGCGTAACGAATCAATCAAAGCATACGGAAACGCAATAGTTCCGCAAGTAGCATACGAAATTTTTAAAACCATAAAACAAATAGAACATGAAAAAAGAAACCCGCGGCCGTAAGGCGCTACCCACAAAAGAGAAAAAGCAACCATTGTACATAATGGTAAAGCAAAAGTTTATTAAAGAGGTACACCCAAAACTTAAAGAACTTGAGAGAGAGTATTCTACAAAGTAAGGTGATCCGACACTTTGAGTTGCTCGGCTATTATGTAGTAAAAATTATACAATGCAACAAAAACGGAATGCCCGACCTTATGCTTCTTAAAGATGGTAAGACATTCTTTATAGAGTGCAAGGCCGAGAAAGGTAGACTATCCGAGTTGCAGAAATACCGGCATGAGCAACTGCAAGAACTAGGATTTGAGGTAAGAACAATTTACAAAATGCAAGAAATTTAACCAATGATTAAAGCAGCCAACTATTACACAAAGCAAGGATTCTCCGTAATACCAATAGGAGAAAACAAACGCGCCGTTTTTCCTTGGACGGAGTTCCAAAGTAAGATTATGGACGATGGAACTATTAAGGCCCAATTCAATAACGAACGTTGTAAAAATATCGCAATAATTGCCGGCGGTGTTTCCGGTGGCCTGGAGATTATAGACGTGGATCTTAAATACGATGTCAGTGGTACACTATGGGAACGCCTTAAAGAATCTTTAACGAATCTTATGCCATTACTTTACGTAGTACGTACTAAGTCCGGCGGGTACCATCTTTATTATCGTTGCGAAGTAGTTGAGGGAAACCAAAAGCTAGCTATGCGCCACGCTACCAAAGAAGAGTTAATCGACACACCACACGCCAAAGAAATAGTTTTAATAGAAACTAGAGGCGAAGGCGGTTATGTCCTAGCACCGCCATCCGAAGGGTACACTAAAGAAAAAGACTTCGTTATCAATTTGATAACGTTAGAACAAAGGGATAGCATACTTTCTATATGCCGTTCGTTTAACGAAGTAGTAAAAGAAGTACGATCGCAAGTGGTGGCGGACTCCGAAGCATACGCGACAACGCCGTGGGATGATTACAACGCTAAGTGCGACGTGGTGGCCTTACTTGAGTCAAATGGTTGGACGTGGATCGAGAATAGAGGCGAACGAGATTTTCTTAAGCGTCCTGGTAAAACAGACTCGCACATAAGCGCCGACTATCACAAAGGCCTTGGCTTATTTAAAGTCTTTAGTACCTCAACGCAATTTGAGACCGGCCGAGGTTATAAACCTTTTGCCATATATGCCACGCTAGAGCATAACGGAAACTTTAGCGAAGCAGCTAAGCAGCTTATTAAAGACGGCTACGGCGAAGGGCGTAACAAAGTTAGTGTTAACATAAAAAAAGATTATCTAGGTAAAAAAGACGAAGGTATAGACTCCGAGAATATTGCAGCGTTCATAAGTCAAAAGCATAAGCTTGATATTAACAAGGCTAAGCAATTAGTAACGGACTTAGATAATGATACACAAACGGAACTAAATACTTTTTGGTCGGTTACTAAAGGAGTTATAGCAATTGATAGGTACAAGCTTATAAACTTATTAAGTAGTGAGGGTGGGTTTTATTTATACTACTATGATAAGAAACTTAACTATCAATTAGTACGAATTGTTGATAACTTTGTTTCGGAGACTAACATGGAGCAAATTAAAAAGTTTTTAATTAATTACATAGACTCTATTCCTTACGATAACTTTGATGGCATTAATAAGAACCGCCTACGTGAAATAATCTATAAGGGTGCCGATGCTTATTTTAATAAGGGATTATTTGAGTTCATGACTAACATAGAACTTAAACTTCTTAAGCATACTAAAGACTCTGCTTATTATCCTTTTCTTAATGGCGTAGTACACGTTACTAAGAATAAAAAAGAGTTGCTTAAATATGGTGCTATCAATATGCACGTATGGCGTGAGCAAGTTATTCCTTACGAGATTAACATAGACCAGGACTTAGACCTTAGCAACGTAGCATATCTTAAGTTTATACAAAAGATAAGCAACGACGAAATAGCACGCACCGAATACACTAAAGCACTTATAGGTTACCTTTTGCACACGTATAAAGATCCGACAAAGTCTTATGCGGTTATTCTGGCCGAAGAGACCGAAGACGAAAGCGAAGGAGGTGGCGCCGGTAAAGGTTTATTCTTTAAGGCAATAGGTAAGCTTATAAACTTAGTGTCTATTGATGGTAAGAACTTTAAGCTTGATAAATCTTTTGCATTCCAAAGAGTTGAATTATCGACTCAACTTATAGTTATTGAGGATTGCCGTAAGAACGTAGACTTTGAAGGCTTTTATTCTAAGATCACCGAAGGCGTAACGATAGAGAAAAAGAATAAGGACGAAATTTATATAAGCTACGAAGATGCGCCTAAGTTTGGGTTTACTACCAATTACACTATAAACTATTCTGGAGGTCATGGCAAGCGTAGGGTTAAAGTGCTAGAGTTTAGTAACTTCTTTAACCATAATAACACGCCTTTAGATTTCTTTGGTGGTAAGGCTATGTTTAGCACCGACTGGGATAGAGACGAATGGAACCGATTTTATAACTTTATGATTGACTCGGTGCAAAATTACCTAGCAAATGGAATACCAAAAATAGATAATAGCCAAACTATTAATCGTAAGAATATAAAGCTTAACTTTGGCGAAGACTTTTTAGATTACTTTGAACTTATAGAGTTTGACAAATGGTTTGAATTTGGTAACGAATACTTAAACTTTTTAAATACTAACGACCTAGAGAAAAAAGATTATAGCCAGCTTAAGTATAAAAAAGGTCTAAAGATTGCATCGGATATATTTAACCTAGAAATAGAAACAAGACGAAACCGACAAAATAATAATAAGAATGAATTTAAAATTACTGCTAGAATTTGACAAATGGCTTAAAGAAAACCCAAAAGGTGGTATATTTGTACGCGGTGTACACGCTTTTCGAGTTTCTGTACGCGATTTGAAAAATGATAACTAATTGATTATCAATGTGCGGGACTCGATGTACGCGGTGTACTAGTTTTTTTAATAAATTAAGGGGGGGGGGGTAAAAAGAAAAAAAAAGAATAGGGCTAAGATAAAACACGTAAAAAGTGCGTACACCGAGTACAAATATTATAATATATTGAAAATGAATGAGTTAGAAAAAAATAAAATAATTGAGTTTTTGTACAACCATGTCGATATTAATCGCCTTATTAATTCAGTTGATCCGGAACACGTTAGAGACGATTTAAGACAAGAAACTTTTTTAGCGTTACTATCTATGCCCGACGATAAGATAAGCGAAATTTGGGCCTCTAATGGCCTTGTAGGGTTTACTATAAAGATTATTACTAACATGGCATTTTCTAGTACCTCCCCTTTTTATAAGAAGTTTAGAAAAAATGACTACCAAAAAGCTTTAGATTATCTTAGGAGTCAACAAAAACTACCGGAATTAAACATAAACTTTGCTACCATAGCTACCAAACGATTGGCAATTAAATATCAAGAAGACGAGATGCAAGCACACGAAGCCATTTTGTTTACTAAGTACGTGGAATTAAGAAGCTGCAAAAAAGTAGCTGACTTCTTTACCATACCCGAAAAACATGTTAAAGACATTATCCGTAAAACAAAACTTGAATTAAAAAACCTTTGCTTAAATAATAAAAATTAATCTTATGTTAACAATTGCACTTGCGGCTTTCTTTTTTGCTTATTATTTTGTGGAAGTGGCCAAAATAATTTACTTTATTAAAAAAGTATGGCAAATTCCTTTTGAGAAACGAATCAAACCTTTTGACTGCGTAACTTGCTTAAGCGTTTGGATGGCAGTTTTATTTTATTTCTTACCGATTGAGTTAGTACAATTTATTTGTATTATATTTGGGGCGGGATTTATTGGACAAAAAATTAAATAACATGGAAGGTATAATACTACCCTTGCTTTGCCACAACGATAACACAATTTTATTTGATGAACTTGGTATCGAGTACAATTACGAGAACTTAACGCGTGTTGAGTTTATGTTTTTTACTATTGACTATGCTTGTAGCAATGTAAAGAACGATCGCGAGTTTACAGAAATAGTAAGCATGGGCGAAAGCTTTGTAGTTGACTTAACCTGGGATGAATTTAAAAAGCTATTTTAATGATACAAGTACTAGGCATTACACAAAAGATAAGTGGCTGCGGGTGGCATAGGGTGATGCTACCTTTAGCATTTATGCCAGATGCTTATAACCATGTTACTAACGTACCTACTAAAGAAATACTTGAAGAGCGTGGATTTGATATTATGCTTTATAATAGGTTTAGTCCTTTTGACAATGCGTGGGATGAAACTAAGCAGCACTTTAAAGTGGTGATGGATTTAGACGATGATTGGGAGTTGCCATATAATCATCCTTTATTTCAATACTACGAGCCACAAAAGAAACGAGTAGTAAATAATATCTTTAATGCTGACTTGGTGACATGTACCAACGAGCGAATAGCCGACAAGGTAAATAAGTATAACAAGAATGTTTTAATACTACCTAATTGCATACCACTAGGCGAGCAACAATACACCGACTTTAGACACGAAAGCGATTTGGTGCGCATTTTTTGGGCGGGAGGTTCTACGCACTTAGAAGATATTAGGCTACTTGTAAACCCATTAAAAAGACTTACTGCGAATAAAGGTTTTGAAATGGTTTTAGGCGGTTACACGGATAGTGATCCGGTTAGCAAAAACTACTGGGATCAAGTACACCACATGTTTACTTTTGGTAATAAGTTTACTAATAGAAAACTTAAGAGTGAGTTGCCAAATAATTACATGACACATTTTGAACATGCTGATATTATGTTAGTACCTTTACAAGAAAGCGAGTGGCACGCATGTAAAAGTAATCTTAAGATACTAGAAGCTGCAAGCAAACGCATAGCGGTAATTTGTAGCTATGTAGAACCATATAGCAAAGATAGCGACGCACCGGTGCTTTGGGTTAAAAGCCAAGGCGATTGGTATAAACATATAAACTATTTATTAAACAACCCTCAAGAAAGGATTAAGCTAGGCCAAGACCTTTACGAGTGGGCAAAAACAAACTACAACTATGAGTCAATCGGAGCCACTAGACGCGAGGCATTTGGAGACCTTGTTAAGACATAAGCACTTTTACGATTTGTTTAAAGCAACCGGTGAACTGGTAGCGTTTACGCATGAAGTACAAAACGAACTTTTAGAAGTCATGCGCACACGTAATGCTTACTATACGTATAACAACCGATGCGGTGCATGCGTAGGAACCTTTTTAGTTAACGTTTATAATACATTTAATGAGCAACTTCATACATAAGACGGCAATAGTAGGGCCAAACGTAACCCTTGGCGACAATATTTATATCGGGCCTTATTGCGTAATAGGGGAACCAGCCGAGTATAAATTATTTTGGAATGCACCAATAGGCGAAGTGGTGATAGGTGACAACTGCGTAATAACTGGCCATGTAACTATCGACGCCGGTACTACTGAAAAGACAATGATTGGATCTGGAACCTGGATGCTAAAGCATAGCCACGTAGGACACGATTGCCAAATAGGTACTAACGTAACGATAAGCTGCGGAGCAAAGATAGGCGGCCATACAAGGATTGGCAACCATTGTAATATAGGACTTAACGCAGTCATTCATCAAAAGCAAGTAATTGCTCCGGGTTGTATGATTGGTATGGGTGCCGTAGTAACTCGCAAGCTTTATACTACCCACTCGACTAAGTACGCTGGTAACCCGGCAAAAGAAATAGGTAAAAACATAGTCTAATGAAAATACTTATAGCTGGCTTAACTTATGGCAAAAGGCCTTTAATGCAAATAGATTTAAACATGGCTAATGCCGGTTATCCCTTTAATTATATTAATATAAATATTGAAGGCATAGCTAACGCTATGAACGAAGCTATTGACATTGCCGGTGTTGATGGCTACGATGCTATTGCATATTTAGCTAATGATATAATAGAGCCGGACAATTGGCTTGCTAAAAAGGTAGAAGCGTTGCAGACTTACCCAAACGCGGGTATTGTGGCTAGTAGTTTAGATAGGGTTAGGCGTGGTGTTAATAGCCAGCACATTATAAGCAACTGGTTACTTAGCATGAAAGTAGTTAATAAAATAGGCATCTTTAACGAGTCAATGTTCCCTTATGGGCCAATAGACTTAGACTACTGCGAGCGGGCCAACCTTGCCGGATTTAATACTTACTATGTAATGGATTGTCTTGCCGAACATATTGGCGGGCATGGAAGCGGTGACGAATACGGATATAATAAAGCCGAATTATTACAAAAGAACTGGGCCAAGCACGAAGCAGATATAAGAGGCTACCGCGATGGCACTAAAAATATTAAACTATGGAAATAAGAGAACATGTGACAAGAAAGTTTAAAGACGTAGACGAAGAGAAACTTATGGAGTTGGCCTTTGCCTATTGCGACAACTGCATGGAGGGGCAAAAGCAAGTTGCTACCGGAAGCGGTAAGATAGTAGAAATACGCGACCGCTTTGTACCTACGATTGATTATTTCCTAGATCATTGGTTAAGAAAGCATGACTTTGATTTTTATACACGAATGGGGCTTTGGAAGGTTAGGCAAGATCCTACGCATCCTTACAATGAGGTTGCAAATAGGATTGTAACTATGTTTAAGTCTTTAGCTATTGACATTGTGGCTAACGAAGGTAAAGCTATTTTCTATGCTAAAAATGCGTTAGGCATGACCGATAGAGCAATGACCGAAAACACAAACATAGACACCATTACAATCAAGTATGAATCTTGATATAAAACTATGTAAGCCGCACCCAGCACAAAAGCAAGTATTGGATTCCGACGCTCGTTTTAGGGTTATGATGTGCGGGCGTAGGTTTGGTAAGTCTTTAATTAGTCAAAACATAAGTATTGAGACGGGCCTTAAGAGGCAGCACGTTGCATACATAACACCTACTTATCAACTAGGTAAGATGTTCTTTAAGGAAATATGTAAGCTATTACCGGATAAGGTTTATAAAAAGAATGAGACCGATTTACTTATCGACTTTGTAACGGGTGGCTCGGTTAGGTTTTATACCGGCGAACGATTAGACGCAATGCGTGGAACCAAATACCATTTAGTCATTATAGACGAAGCGAGTTATATACCTAATTTAGAAGAGGGATGGAATAATAGTATAAGGCCAACACTTACCGACTATAAAGGCAAGGCCATCTTTTTAAGTACTCCACGTGGCAAGAACTATTTTTATAGTTTATTCATGCGAGGCGGTGAGTCTAACTGGGAGTCTTTTAAGTTTAGCACATACGATAATCCGCACATTGATCCTACGGAAATTGATGCCGCATCCGCTCAGTTGCCTAGCGTAGTATTTAAACAAGAATATCTTGCCGATCCTATGGAGAATGCCGCCAACCCTTTTGGCTCGGAGTTCATCTTTGCATGTACTAAAGAAACCAAAGGCACGGCTGCTTACTATGGTATTGACTTAGCTAAGTCCGTCGATTGGTCAGTTATAATAGGAATGGATAAGCAAGGTAATGTTGTACATTTTGAAAGGTTCCAAAAAGACTGGATGCAAACCAAAGAAACAATATTAAGGTTACCTAAGAATTTGCCTATTGTAATTGATAGCACCGGCGTAGGTGACGCCATTGTAGAAGACCTACAAAAGAAGTTTAACAAGATGTATGGCTTTAAGTTTACGGCTACAAGCAAGCAGCAACTACTTGAGTCATTAAGTAGCGCCATACAAACTAAAGCTATAAGTTACCCAGATGGCCCCATTAAACAAGAACTAGAAGTATTTGAGTACACCTTTACGCCAACCGGTGTAAGATACTCGGCACCTCAAGGATTCCACGACGACTGCGTTATTGCTTTGGCTCTAGCAAATAAGTGCCGTATTGAGCATAAAGAGGTCGGTAAGTACCACGTTATCTAAAAAGTATATTTATAATAGTATGAAGCTAACAATTGACAAATTCCAAAGACTGCAAGCAATTGCAACCTTAGACACCGAGGAAATAGAAAAGGCTAGCCGTTTAGTGCAAGTATTGCTTAATAAAAGCGAGGCTGAAGTAGACGCTATGCCATTAAGTAAGTTTGGTAAGCTATGCGATAAGTTAAAGAAAGCGTTTGACCTAACAATAGACGCAGCGACTATGAGCAAGCCTAAAACCTTAATTGTAGCAAATGGCAACGTGTATAATTTAAACTTTGATATTAAGCCACCATTTAATACCGGTAGGTATATTGAGGTTTTGACGTTTAGCAAAGATGATCCGATTATGAATATGCACAATATCTTAGCTAGTATTTGTACACCTATGGCCTGGAGTTGGCGTAAGTTTAATTATGTTAAGCAACCTTACGATGCACTAAAGCATGAAGACTATGCAAACGATTTTAAGCAAGCAGACTTTAGACACGGATACTTTGCGATGGTTTTTTTTTATTCATTATTAACCAATTCAACGGGCGGTACCATGGACTCTTTGATAGCGCAGATGAATTTGAGAAAGGTGAACAAAAAAAGAGTGTTACAATTGAAGAGAGTTTTGCAGACAATTGGGGGTGGATCTATAACGCAAAACAAGTAAGTGAGTTTGAAGCGATTGCACTAGACCTGGTTTATGATTTACCAGTAGTGCAATTTTTAAACGATTTAAGTTATTTAAAAAGTAAAAGACAACTAGATGAGCATCAATATAAACAAAGCGCAAGCGGATTTTCTTAGGGAGGGTGGCGACTTAGGTGGCAGCAATATTGTTGAGTTTGGAGTAGTTGCTAGTATGCTTGAACAATATGGTGCGGAGTTGCTTACAAATATTAGCTACTTTGGTAACAATAAAGGCGTTGTCGGTAGTGGTGATTTGCTTAGTAGTATGGTGCCGGAATTAACCGAGGAAAACGGCGTAGACATATTTAGGTTAAGGATGCTAGATTATTACGACTATCCCAACGAAGGGGTAAAAGGCGTTAATAGTTCTAGTAATGCTCCGGGATCACCTTACCAATATAGAAACTACGGAATGAGTAGCGAAGGTAGGGCATCACTTAAAAAGTATATACTAAGTGGTAAGGCAAAGATTACTAGCGTAAGAAATGATAAGGCGCTAGGTAAGGGCGGCGAAAAGATAGGCGTAGCATTTAGTAATAAGACTTTAATAGATAAGCAAGTAGACACGCTTGCTTATTTGATTAAACGCTTTGGTATTAAAAAGACTAACTACTTTACGGATGCGTTTAACAAGACTTTTAAAAGTTTTGAGGTTGACATGGTAGAAGCCGCCGGAAGGGATATAGTGATAACATTTAATAGATTAAATAAAAGAAAATAATGGCAATAACAAACTTAGCCTATCCTAGTGGAAGTCCAAGCTTACAAGATACGCTTTGGCATATCTTTGATTCAAATATAACAAGCGCAGACTTAAAGTATGTGATGGATATATACGTAGGCGGTACACAACAAGTAAGAGTAAAACTTTACCCGGAACCAACAACCGGCATAGGCTATTTTGATGCCGGGCCTATTGTAAGAAACACAATGACTTACGAATGGCTAACACCTAACAACAATGTATTAATGTGTCAGCCTAGCGTAAGCGGACAAGTGGCACAAACTTACCAATATAGAATAGGTGAAGAGACAAGTGGCGTAACTACATTAAACTTAGCTAGCGGAAGCGTAACGGCTTATAACTTTGTACCTCCTACGTTTAAGCGTAAGGTTACAGATTTAAGCGCATACAATGGTAAGGCAATGACAAACAGACCAACAACAATAGAATATAGTTTAGGCGAAAATCTTTATATTCCATGTAAAGATGTAAGCGGTTTAGTAGTTAGTACTTATAATGCTAACAACTTAAAGATAGCAGATACTACTTATAGTTTAGGTGGCACCAAGGCATTTGCTCAATTAAACATTGGATCACCGGCTTTAAACAATCCAACTAGTGTTATTACAAGTGCGGTTAAATATTATTTAGTGCAAATAGGATCTAGCAGTTATCAAGTAAACATTAATTGCAACCCTAAATATACAAGCTATAACTTACATTTTATGAATCATCTAGGTATGTTTGACACCGCTAAATTTGATTTAGCTAGCAGACTTACCATGGATGTATCGCGTAAAAGCTTTACTAAAAGAGACTACTCTTTAGGTGCTAGTGCAGTTAGTTATTATGATGCTAATAATAAATATGTAAGCAGTAAGATAGATTATTTAAACAAAAAAGATCATAGCTACAAGCTTACAATGAATGCGCCGACGGATGCCGAATACGAATGGCTTGCCGAATTAATAGACTCGCCGCAAGTTTACTTTGAGTTAGATGGCTACTTTTACCCAGTAAGTATTAAGAATAATAGCTACGAGTATAGCAAATATGTAAACAATAGGCTTAGAGTGCTTGAGGTTGACATAGATATAAACCAAACGCGATATAGCCAATTAAGATAATATGACTAGAATATTTATTGAAGGATACGAACTAGATTTAACAACCGGACTAAGTAACCAAATTACTTACGCCATTGATGACTTACAAAACTTAGATAGTAAAAGTACAAGCTTTACTAAAACTATTATACTTCCAGGGACTGCTAACAATAATAAGCTATTAGGTAATATCTTTGAATTTAACAACGCAAACTTTGACAACCCTTTAGATGCTAACGTGCTAGCAAACTTTAATGCAGCACGCAACGCGGTAGCACGAATAGAAGTAAACGGCTTACAAATAATGAAGGGCGTTTTAAGACTTTTAGAAATAGTGCATATAGACGGAGCAATAGAATATGAATGCGCATTATTTGGCGAACTTGGTGGCTTTATTAATGCACTTGGCAATAGTAGAATTGAAGATTTAAACTTTAGTTCTTACAATCATACTTATAGCTATGCAAATATTGTAAGCAGTTGGGACACTAGCGGAAGTACCGGTTATTGTTACCCTTTAATTGATTACGGAAATGTAAGCACGGGAACTTATGGCGTTGCTAAAAAAGACTTTCAATATACTACATTTAAACCGGCCTTATTTTTAAGAGAATATATAACAAAGATAATTGCAAATAGCGGTTATTCTTACGAGTGTGATTTTTTTGATACTACTAAGTTTAGAAATATAGTTGTGCCTAATAACCAAAAGCAACTAACAAAAGAGACTAACAATGTTCTTGCTTTAACTAAAGCAATTAATCAAGTAATGAATACCGGAGGTACTCAAGACTTTGTAAGCTACGAAACTAAGGTAGGTAGCTTATTTACTGCAAGCGTTGGCGATACTACTTTTACTTATACCGGTACACCTACTTTAACTACTAATTTAACAATAGAACTTTTTGGGGATTATATTTTAGCTGCAAGACCTTTAACAATAGCTTTGCTAAAAAATGGCGTTGTAATTCCTTTAAGTAGCCAAACGTATAACGGCACCGATTTACTTTATTATAACAAAACATTAAGCGTTCAATTTGCTACTAACGATACTTTAAGAGTTAGGACTACTTGCGTACTTGATGGCGGCGACGAAGTCAATGTTAGTGAAAGTACTATAAACGTTTTAAACGATATAGCTACAACGGCACCTATTGAATTAGGTGATACAATGATTATTAATAACACTATCCCAAAAGGTATATTTCAAAAAGACTTTTTTATATCAGTACTTAAAATGTTTAATCTTTTAGTTACTGAAGATAAGAATAGGACTAACCATTTAATAATTGAGCCATACATTGACTTTTGGGGTGGCTCTATATTAGATTGGTCGGACAAGATGGATAGAAGCAAGGCTATTAAGATTAAGCCTATGAGCGAAATAAACGCTAGATACTACAATTTTAAATTTAAACAAGACAATGATTTTTATAATGAAGACTATCGTAAAAAATTTAATGAGGGATATGGTGATATAATTTACGATAATGGCCTTGAATTTGCAAAAGATACTGAAAGTGTTGAAGTAATATTTGCTTCAAGCCCGTTATTTGGTACTAATACAACGGACAAGGTTTTTCCGGCCATTTATAAAAAGTCTAACGAGAATACTAAAGAGGATCCTATGGATCACATAGTACGAATAATGCAGATAAAGAAAGTTACGAGTATTGCTAGTTGGAATATTTTAAACCTTGCAACTAACCTAGGATCTAACACCGCTTATTTATATGCGGGTCATTTAAACAATCCTACTACGCCAACCGATGATATTAATTACGGAGCGCCAAAGCAATTATATTTTAATTTAACAAGTGGCGACTTAAGTAATAACTTATTTAATACTTATTATTCTTCTTACCTTGCAGAGATAACCGATAAAGATAGCCGCTTACTAACGGCATATTTTAACCTTACAGACTTAGATATTTTTAACCTAGACTTTAGTAAGTTTATTTATATTGATGGAGGTCTTTATAGAATTAATAAAGTAATAGATTATGCGCCCGAAAATAATGAATTAACAAAAGTTGACTTATTAAGAGTTATTGAAAAGGAATATATTGAGCAACCGCCATTGCCTACAACAACAACAACTACTACAAGCACAACAACTACTACTACAACATTAGCTACTTTTATTGCATCTTATAGCATGGTAAGTGCTTATGATGTATGCAATGTAGTATGTCCTAATCCAGCAAGACCAGTAGAAACATTTACTATTTTAGCGGGTGGTAATACGCTATGTACTGCAACTAAATTAACAAGTACCTTAATTGCTAACGGAACTATAACCGGCAATTTTTGGTTAAGTGCATGTAGCGGAACTAGTAGACAATTTACTATTATTATTGAAGGAGGTCAATTTGTAGCCGTATGGGCCGAGGAGACTTGTCAAACTTGTCCAGCGGTTACAACAACCACCACAAGTACAACTACTACAACTACAACGCCGGCACCTACAACAACTACAAGTACAACTACTACTACTACTACATTAGCTACTTTTAACGCCTCGTTTAGCATGGTAAGTGCTTATGATGTATGTAATGTAGTATGTCCTAATCCAGCAAGGCCGATAGAAACATTTACTATTTTAGCGGGTGGTAATACACTATGTACTGCAACCAAGATAACAAGTAATTTAATTGCTATCGGAACTATAACCGGCAATTTTTGGTTAAGCGCTTGTACTGGAACTAGTAGACAATTTACAATTATTATAGAAGGTGGCCAATTTGTAGGGGTATGGGCTGAAGAGACTTGCTCTACTTGTCCGGCCGTAACTACTACTACAACTAGTACTACAACTACTACAACAACACCGGCGCCAACTACTACAACTAGTACTACAACTACTACTACAACGCCGGCGCCAACTACTACAACTAGTACTACAACTACTACAACAACACCGGCACCAACTACTACAACTAGTACTACAACTACTACTACAACGCCGGCACCTAACCATAGCTATCAAGCTACAAGGTGTAGTGATGGCGCTACAAGTACTTTAATTGTATCAAGTACTAAAAGTGTTGGTTCGGTTTATACAAGTGCGCCAAGTGGAATTAGTCAATGTTATACTTTAACAAGTTATAACGGGCCGGTAGATATAGCTACAAACATAACTTTATACACTTCAGTTTTAGAATGTGCTGACTCAGCATGTATTCAGCCGGCTACAACTACAACAACAAGTACTACAACAACAACTACTACGGCTGCGCCTACAACAACAAGTACAACAACTAGTACTACTACTATTGGTTATACTTATTATATTTTAGATAGATACATGTGTGATCCTTGTACTTTAGATGCTTCAAGCGTAGCAATTGCAAGGTCTACAAATAGCGGCTTAAACGCTTTATTCTTTAACTTTGCAAACGGATACGTTTACTTATCAAATGGTACAACAAGCGGAAGTTCTTACGACTTTGACATAGATACAGAAAGCGCTAAGAGTGGAGCAGATTGTACGGACGTATGCCAACTTTAAAATAAAAATAAATGATATATATTTGTACACAACCTAAGATTATTTATTACGCATGGCATTTGGAAGTTATGCTTACCAACTTTAAGTCGGTAGGCATACCCGATGATAAAATACACGTTTTGTTATCTGTAAGTAAAGACCAGGAAGATAAAACTAACTTGCCCGAAACAAAGCAAATGTTTGATAGGCTAAAAGAAAAGTTTAGAAATATAGCTTTCTTTGAGTACACCGATACAAGGGTGATGCCTACTTATATACCAAGCGTAATAATGAACGCAGTAAAACACCATTATAAAGCTTACCCATATTTGCAAATGGAGAATGTTTTTTTACATGATTGCGATATGATATTTACAAAGCCGGTAGACTTTACGGACTTAGAGCAAGACGATTCATGTTATGTAAGCGATAGTAAAAGCTTTATTTGGAGTGATTACATATTAGAGAAAGGCCAAGACCTTTACGAAGATATGTGCGACATTGTAGGCCTAGATTATAGCGTGCCAATAAAACACCGATTACATAGTGGGGGTAGTCAATATATTTTTAAAAATATAGACTATAAGTTTTGGCAAAAGGTAGAAAGCGATAGCGTGGCTTTATTTGATTATTTTCAAAAAAGCGAACCTTTAAGAGTACAAAAAAATCCGGCTTACTATGGCATTCAACAATTTACGGCGGGTATGTGGGGCATGCTTTGGAATTGCTGGTACTACGATTTAGATGTAAAGATTACAGATAGACTCGATTTTTGCTGGGGTACCGATCCGATAGAAAAATGGGCCAAGTGTCATATTTTTCATAATTCGGGCGTAACCTATGATATTGGTAAAAGTCATAATATATTTTACAAAGGTGCTTATACCGATAAGCTACCTTATGAAGACGTTATGAATAACGAATACAATGAGGCCTTTGGTTCTTATAATTATACTAACCTAATAAGACAAGTAGGTTTAAATACTTGTTTAAAATAATAAAACATGGCAACTAAAAAGACACAAGTAGTAGTAGAAATAAAAACTGATTCAACGCAAGCAACAAGCGAAGCCAATAAAACCAAAGACGAAGTCGCTGGTATTGGTAAAGCTGCGGCCGGAAGTATTGCCGAACTAAAAGAACTTAAAAAGCAGTTAAAAAATACCGCAGCCGGTTCCGAAGAGTTTAAGACTTTATTTAATCAAATTGATGATTTAGAGGATAAAATTAAAGGATCTAAGAAAGCTTCAAGCGATTGGATTGATACTTTAGAAAGTGCCGGAGGGCCTTTAGGTATGTTGGGAGGCGCGCTTAATAGAGCAAAGGTTGCAACTACTAGCTTTAGTGCTGCGTTAAAAGCTACCGGTATTGGTTTAATTGTTTCTTTAGTTGCCGGACTTGCCGCAGCGTTTGCTAAAAACGAAAGCGCAATGAAAAAGCTTGAGCCTATAATGACTCAAGTAGGTAGATTATTAAACGGAATTTTAGGAGCAATGCAGCCCTTAATTGATAGCTTTATTAATTTTGCAGAAAGGGCTTTGCCTTATGTAACGCAAGGTTTTAAAGTTGCTTATAGTGCTTTAAGTTCTTTTTTACAAGGTATTGGAATGGTAGGCTCGGCGGTTAAAAAGTTTATAAGTGGTGATTTTGCCGGAGCCTGGGACGATGCTAAAAAGTCAGTTACCGAATTTGGTACTAGATATGAAGATGCAAATAAGCGTTTTATTGCCGGAAGCCAAGAATTAACAGATAAAGAAAAAGCAGAACAAGAAAAAAGACTAGCGGATCAAAAAGCTGCAAACGAAAAGGCAGCCGCAGAAAGAAAAGCCGAAGATAAAAGAAAGGCAGCCGAAGAGAAAGCAAGACTTGAAAAAGCCAAAGCAGACGCTAAAGCTTACGAAGATTTTGATACAGAATTGCAACAAAGATTAATGCAACTTCAAGAAGAGAAAGACGCTAAAGAAACTGCAAGACTTGAAAAAGCCGCCGCTGAAGCTAAAGCTTATAATGATTTTGAAATAAAATTAGCACAAGATCTTTTAAAACTTGAAGAAGAAGCCACTGCTAAAAAAATATTGCTTGCGGATCAAGAACTTCAAGCAAAATTAGCATTAGCTAACGCGATAGGTAATATTGCCGGAGGGTTATCCGCACTATTTGAAAAAGGCACAACCGCTTCAAAGATAGCCGGACTGGCAGAAATAGCAATAGGCACCGGAGTTGGATTTATACAAGGCTTAGATATTGCACAAAAGGGAGCAAAAGCAACCGGCCCGGCTGCGCCTTTTGCATTTCCTATTTTTTATGCGTCTCAAATTGCCGCAGTACTTGGAGCAGTTAGCAGAGCAAAAAGCGTAATGACTCAAGTAAAGGGAGGCAGTGGGCCTTCGTTTAGTGTTTCAGCTCCGACAATTCCTAGGGTAAATGCAGCGGCACCTTTAGCGGCGCAAGCAAGCACAACAACTTTAAACCAAGCGCAAATTAATCAAATAGGAAATGTAGCAGCTAGAGCCTATGTAGTTGAAAGCGACATAAGCGGTAACCAAGAACGTGTTTATAGACTTAACCGCGCTGCTAGAATTAATTAAAAGTACATAACCTATAAAAAAGATATTTATAAAGTATGGACTTACCTATTTACGAACTTAAGATTCAAGAAGAGTTGCAAGACGATGCCGAGGTTTCGTTTATTGCACTTGTAGACAAGCCGGCTATTCAACGTGACTTTGTGGCCTTTTCTCAAGATTTTATACAACCAACTAAAGGCGAAGGCAAAGATGCATTTTTACCTAGATGTATTAGTTATATTATTAATGAAGGTAAAGAAAGTGAACAAGCCGTAGCTATATGCAATTCAATGTGGGAGCAACACTTTGCCGAAGATTCATATAATGATTACCCGGAGTCAGCTAAAAATAATGCAGAAAGGGCAATAAAATTAAACGATAATCTTAATAACAAATGCGCTACTCAAGTAGGTAAGGTAAGAGCGCAACAAATAATGAAAGGCGAAAACTTAAGCAAAGAAACTATAAAGCGCACCTATTCTTATTTAAGTAGAGCAAAAGAATATTATAACCCAAGCGATAGCGAGGCTTGCGGAACTATTAGTTATCTTTTATGGGGTGGTGATCCAATGTTAAATTGGTGCGAATCTAAAATGAATAATCAAGATTTTAAGTCAGCATCTATGGCATTTGCTATCCAGGACGAAGACAAACATATTATAAGCGGGCCATTGATGTTAGCGGATAAGCCTATTTATAGAAACAATAAGAAATTTGGCGAACACTTTGTGACATTTAGCGCAGAGACTATTAAAGACATAGCTATTAAATTTAGCAAGAAAGGATACCAAGGCAATGTTAATTTAATGCACGACCAGGATATGCAGCTTGAAGGTCTTATTATGTTTGAAAGCTTTATAGTTGACAAAACTAGAGGCATACATCCTATGGCGGGTTTTGAAGACGCTAAAGATGGTTCTTGGTTTGGGAGCTTTTATGTAGAAAACGAAGAAGCATGGCGATTAATTAAACAAGGCAAAGTAAAAGGCTTTAGCGTTGAGGGTTACTTTGAATACCCTAGCGAAAAGAAGGCGCCTACTTATGCAGAACAAAAACTAGCAGAACTAGCGGAGTTATTAAAAGTACCTTTACAACTTAAATAATATATATAAACATGGAACAAGCACAAAACATTCTTAACAAAGTTTCTATGTTCTTTGCAGAACTAGTAGGAAACGAATCAATGCCTATGCCAAGCGGCGAGACTGCGGCACCGGTAAAAATGATGGAAGCCAAATTATTAGATGGCACTATCGTTGAAGTAACTGAATTAGCGGTAGGTGGTATCGTAACTATTGAAGGTGTACCGGCTCCGGTTGGCGAACATACTTTAGAAAATGGCGATATGATTGTACTAGGTGATAATGGCGTTATCATGGAAATTAAGCCAAAGATGGAAGACGAAGTTTCAGTAGAAGTAGAAGTACCAGTAGTTGAAGACATGAGCGCAAAGTTTGCAGCTTTTGAATCAGCAACAAACGAGAAATTTACTGCATACGAATCTAAGTTTGCACAATACGAAGCTAAATTAGTACAAGCAAACAAAGTAATTGAGGGATTAATGCAAATTAGCAAAATGCTAGTTGAAGCACCTCAAAGCGCACCGGATGCTGGTGTTAAAACAAGCAACGCTTTTGCGGATCAAAAACTAGATGCAAAGAGCGAGTTCGAGAAATTCTCAAAATCAATTTGTTCATAAACTAAAAATTAAAATAAAATGGCATTATCATTCAGCGGCATAAGCGCATATACTAAAGAGCAGATTGCGCCCTTATTAACCGAAGCAGTTTTCTCTGCAAAAACACAAACTTACTTAAAAGCGGGTGGTATCTTATTACCTAAAGTTAAGTCAAGCGTAAAAATCCCTAAGTTAGCTACAAACGCTAACTTCCAAACTGATTCTTGCGGTTGGAACCCTAGTGGTACAACTACTTTAAGCCAAGCAAGTGTTACGGTTGGTAAAATCAAAATCGAAGAAACAATTTGTCCTAAAGATTTCGAAGCTTACTTCTCTCAAGAAGCTTTAAAAGCGGGATCAACTTACGAAGATTTTGGATGGGCTGATTTCCAAACTAAGTTCACAGAGCAAAAGAACAAAATGATTGCTAAGCAATTAGAAGTTGCAATTTGGCAAGGTGATACTACAAGTGCAAATCCTAACTTAAGCCCGTTTGATGGTTTAATCAAATTAATTGATGCGGGTTCTGCGGTTAACGCAAACGTATCTGGTTACGTATCGGGTGGCCCAATTGCAACAATTACTGCTACTAACGTAGTAAGTATTTTAAATGCAGTTTACAAAGCTATTCCGGTTGAGATTATTGATGCTGAAGACTTAAAAGTTATGGTTGGTAACGATGTTTACAGATTAGCAGTATTAGCTTACCAAGCATTAAACCTTTACAACTACAAAGTTGACGGAGACGCAAACCAAACTTTTGTGATCCCAGGAACAAACGTAGAATTAGTAGCGGTTAACGGATTGAACGGAACCGGTGATATTTACGCAACAACTTTGTCTAATATCGCTATGGCGTTTGACTTAGAAGCTGAAGAAGAAAACTACATGATTTGGTATTCTAAGGATAATAACGAAATGCGTTATAGAGTAGCTTTCAAATTAGGTGTAAACGTAGCTTACACAACTTTATGTGTTAAGTTCAAGTCTGCAATCTAATTAATATATAATCAAGAAAAGGCGGTTAAATAAGCCGCCTTTTTTTTAAACTTTTTTTAACATGCCATGTGTAATTACTAGCGGATATACAATAGATTGCCGCGAAAACATAGGAGGCCTACAAGCCGTTTTTTTAGCCGAGTTCGGTAATATTAGCGCAGTAGCAGAGGTAAGCGGTTTAGTTACCGGCATTACTAAAGTAGTAGGTAAAAGATTTTACAAGTTTGAGGTGCCACGTGCAACCGCAAATACAAGTTCTAACGCAACCGCTTCCGAAGAGAATGGATCAGTATTCTATACTCATTCAGTAGTTTTCCCTTTAAACAAAAGAGATTCTACAACTGCAAACATTGTACGTACTTTAGCTAAAAATAAGCTAATTGCGGTTACTTTAGATATGGATGGCGTTTATAGAATGTACGGCGAGAATAACGGGCTTTACTTAGCCTCTACTGAGTCAACAAGTGGTACCGCTGCGGGAGATCGTAACGGATACAATATTACTTTAACCGGTATTGAAAAGGATGACTTTTTACAAGTAAGCGCTAGTGTAGGTGCTGCGCTTGAGACTGCTGGAGTGTAATTCTACCTAAGTAGTTATTTAATTATGCCCTACCTACATTGTGTGGGTAGGGTTTTTTAATTTAAAACAAATGTTACATATTTATAAAGGAGTGGACAATAACTTAATATTTACTGGTTTAGAATTGGCAACAATTTCTAACCCTAAATATTTGTTTATTTTTACTAGTGCTACCGAAGATAGTGTTATATTTGTAGGAACTAATATAAGCACCGAGGATAGATACCAAAAAGTACTTGTATTAAAGTCGGTTTTTAAGAATGAAGAGTGTGGCACTTGGCGTTATAAGATTAGAGAGCAAGCAAGTGCTACTAATAAAAAAGAGGCCTTAAGTGGCGCGATAGTAGAAGAGGGCTTTATGTATTTACACCAAGCCGAAGAGTGTGAAGACGCTCAATACGATGAACAATGTAACGAATTTAAAACCTATTCAAGTGAGTAAAGCATATAACATAATTAATGTACAATTTGACCAAGCGCAGCAACCTAGATTTGAAGAGAAAAGGGGCCGCAATTATATAGAATTTGGAGAAAAAAACAACTATCCAAATTACTTAATAGACCTTTATGGCGAAAGCCCTAAGCATGGCGCTATTATTAAAGGTAAAGTTAACTATATTTTTGGCAAAGGTTTTGAGGATATAACGCAAAAAGCTAACACCCGTGGCGAAACATGGAACCAAATTTTAAAGCGTTCTATTTTAGATGATGAATTACAAGGCGGTTATTACTTACAAATTATTTATAATGCGTTAGGTAAGATTAAAGACGTATTTCATATTGAGTTCCAAAAGGTAAGAGCAAGTAAAGACTTAAGTTGTTTTTATGTTAAAAACGATTGGAGCCTAAGCGATTTTAAAGAAAAGCCTAGAGAATATCCGGCTTTTAACATTAATGATCCTAGAGGTACGCAAATACTTTTTGTTAAGCAGTATAACCCTAAAAGTGACGTTTACCCATTACCAAGTTATTTTCAAGGTCTTAACTACATTGAAAGTGATATTCAAGTAAGTAGACACATTTTAGGTAATGCTAAGCATAACTTTGTCGCTACTAAGTTAATTAATTTCAATAACGGATTACCTCAAGAAGAGGAACAAGCTGACGTTGAAATGGATTTAAAAAAGAAGTTTACTAATCACGATGGCGACCGCGTAGTTATAGCATTTAACCCTAGCAGAGAAAATGCAGTAGACATTGTAAGCTTAGGCGAAACAAGTTTAACAAAAGAAGATTTTACGAACGTAAATAATTTAATACAACAAGAAATATTTAGTTGTCATCAAGTTACAAGTCCGATGTTATTTGGTATTAAGACCGAAGGACAATTGGGAGGCCGTAGCGAGATAAGAGACGCTTACCAAATATTTGCTAACACCTATGTAAACGAGCGCCAACAAGAACACGAAGTTACATTTACTAAACTTATGAATTTAGCCGGTATTCCTGGCGATCATTATATTATCCCGGTTGAGCCGTTAAGCTTTGAATTTAGCGAAGCTATTATGAGCGCTAATATGACACGTGATGAAATTAGAGAAAAATTAGGCTTAAAAAGTGAAATGCCAACGGATGCTAGCGGTACACCATTAGCACAACCAGTGCAAGCAAACGCAACGCTTACCAACTTAAGTGGGCGTCAGCACCAGAACGTTATGCGTATCGTGCGTCAATTTGCAAATGGTAAGATAAATAAAGCGCAAGCTACTTTAATGTTAAAGAATGGTTTTGGATTTACCGATGACGATGTAAATACTTTCTTAGGTGTTGATGAAGATCCTGGAACGGAGCAAGCGTTTACATCAATGCAAGACGAATTGTTATTAAGTGAGTTTGCAGCGTGCGGAGATAATGTTAATGATTTTGAGGTATTAGAAACCCACGAAGCTAAAAACTACGAAAAGTTTGCCGACGAAGAGATTAACGTACTTAAAGCAAACGTGCTAGATTTGATAAGTAAAGACAAAAGAGTTACGCCGGAAGTCATGGCCAAGGTGCTAAATAAAAGCGTTGAGCAAATAGATAATGCTTTAGAGGCGCTAAAGCTTGAGGGGTACTTAGTTCAAACCGGTCTTGAAGTAAGTATTTTAGCCCCAAATTACACACCGGTAGTAAGAAAGTTAACCGAGCCACTTAAAAAGATTCCTGGCGGCGACAAAGCCACTAAGACCGAAGTACTCTTAAGATATACTTACTATGGGCCGAGGGATAGTAAGAACAGACCATTTTGCGCTCGTATGTTAGAACTTGCCGAGACTAAGCTTTGGAGCCGTTCGGACATAGAAAATATAAGCGAGCGTTTAGGTTACTCTGTTTGGGATAGAAGAGGCGGATGGTTTACAGAGCCTAACGGCAACCATCGACCATATTGCCGTCATCGTTGGAATGTAAAAATAGTAACTAGAAAAAAATAAGCAATGAGTTTAAACATACTTTTTATAAACGAGACTTTAATTAAGAGTCGCACCGCGATAAGCGATGCAATAGATGGCAAGCAAATAAAGCCCGTTATTAAGTTAGCACAAGATAAATATATTATGCCGGCGCTTGGTAGCACCTTTTACAAAAGATTACAAGACGGCATTGAAATAGGGAACTTAAGCCAAGATGAAAAGAACTTGCTTGATAATTATATTACAGATGCGCTTTGTTGGTTTACTATTGGTGAAATGGTAATAAGCACAAGCTTTCAATTTTTTAGCAAGGGCGTATTACAAAAGACTTCCGAAGATAGCAGTTCACCAAGTAAGGGCCAATTAGATTTATTAGAGCGTAAGTATATGAGTAATGGCGAATTTTATAAGCAAAGACTTATAGATTACCTAAGAGAAAATAGGACAATGTTTAAAGAGTATCTTACTTATGGTGGAGGTTACGATGTAATTGCTCCGCAGATACAAGCTTATACTTCGCCTATTTATTTAGGTAGAACAAATAGCAGACGCAAAATCAGTAACCTAGATTTGCCATATAATTTTAACTACCCTTATGAAGATACGCAGCTATAAACGCGAGTTCTTAGATAAAGTAAAACAAAAATTTAATGACTTACAACCAAGTAATAAAGACCATAAAATCGATACTAAGCACCCATGCAATGATAAAGAGCATAAAGGGTGCGACACCGCGCGAGTGGCTTTACGAAGATAGTCAACCGGTTTTCCCGGTTGCTTGCTATGCGGTTAATACCGGTAGTTTAAACGTAGGCCGTGAGCAAGTGTTTAACTTAACGCTTTGGTTCTTAGATAAGTCCGGCATGGAGCGAGAATTTGAAGACGATGTAAGTAGCGATCAGTTGCAAATATGCGCGGACATTATTAGCAAGCTACGCAACGGCGCAAACAATTGGACAATAAGCGACAATATAACATATAATTTAATAAGCGATAAATTTGAAGATTATTTAGCCGGTGTTGAAGTTAGCTTCGACATGACTACTTTTTCGGATTTTGATGCTTGCGATATACCATTAAACCCTTAAAAAATGAGTTGCAATAATAGCACTACGGCTGATTTAAGACCAGCACAATACAACGTAAAGATATGGCGAAATGATAGTTGGAGCCAAGTATTTGCAATACTTGCAGATACTACACCAGTAGACTTAAGCGGTTGTACTATCTTAGTGCAAGTAAGACCTACGCCAGCAAGTACAAGTGTTGTGTTAACATTAACTACCGCTAATAGTAGTATAAGCATAGGCGGTGTAAATAGAAACCAAATAACTTTAAATAAAATAGTAGACGTTGCGGCTGGATCATACGTTTATGATATGAATGTAACCTTTCCAAGCGGAGAAGTCAAGACATATATTTGGGGTAACTTTATTGTTCAAGAAGATATAAGCCGATTATAATGGAAATAATAGAAGTAAACGTAACCGAAGAGGTTATAAACATAGTTACCGAAATGGGTGCTTATCCGTTGCCTACTAATGTTATTAGTGTATTTGGTAGAAGCGGTGTGGTAGTTGCTGCAAATGGAGATTATACTACAACGCAAGTAACGGAAGGAACTAATCTTTACTATACCGAGGCTAGAGTTAACGCTAATACAAACGTAGCGGCTAATACGGCGGCAAGGCATAACGCGGTTACAATAGGCACGGCAAATGGTTTAAGCTTAAGCACGCAAGCTTTAAGCTTAGCGGCGGCAAGTACAAGCACAACTGGTGCGCTTACTAGCACCGATTGGAATACTTTTAATGGCAAGCAAGCGGCGCTTAACGGCACGGGATTTGTAAAGATTAGCGGTACTACAATAAGCTATGATAATACAAGTTACTTACCTTTAGGTGGTGGAACATTAACCGGAGGAGTAAGTGGTACTACTGCTACTTTTAGCGGTATCTTAACTACGCCTCAAGTAAAAGCTGCAACAAGTGCGGGACTAAGTATTAACGCTAATAGCGGTACTCAAGTAGCAGATTTTGGAGCCGGAGGTAGTGCTAATATAACTTTCTTTGGAGGTTTAAGTGGTACTAGTGCAAGTTTTTCTAGTAGTATTACTGGAAATACAATAGTTAAAAGTGGTGGTACTGCTGCACAAATACTTGCTGCGGATGGATCAGTAATAACGGCTGGTACAAACATAACCATAAGTGGTGGTACAATTTCATCAGCTGCTGGAATGGCTATCGGTGGTAGTATTACAAGTGCAACGGCCGGAAGTGTTTTATTTGCGGGTACAAGTGGAGTGCTTGCTCAAGACAATGCTAACTTCTTTTGGGATGACACTAATGATAGATTAGGATTAGGGACTGTATCACCTAATTCAAGATTACATATTTCGGGTTCTACAACTGCTGCAAGTGCTATTGCTCGTGGTGCAAACCTTACTTCTACTTTAGTAGCTGCTGCAAATAGTGATGTATTAGTTGGATTAGATATTACACCAACTTTTACTAATGGAGCATTTACGGGAGTTGCAAACTATGGATTAAGGCTTTCAAATAGTCAAGCATTTTTTGGTGGTAGTGGTGGTACTGCAATATTAATTCAAAGTAGCACTGCTATAAGAACAGTTGCAGCAACAAATGGAACTATGTATATTGATTCTTCAGCAGATCTAACTGGCAATTTATTTTTAAGAGCAACTACTTTAAATTTTCCAAGTGGAACTGCATCATCAAGTGCATTTAATATTAGCCCAATTGCAACCTTTTCTAATGTGGTTAACTTTAATAGTATTGGTGGTATTGCTTCTTTTAGATTAGTTAATACAACTTCATCGGCAACGTGGTATTTTGAAAATAATAGAAATGCTCCTTCTGGTTCTTTAGAAATTAGTAATAGTTTATCTAATCCAACAATAACTGCATTTAGTACACGAAATGTTGCTATAAATTCTAACACTGACTCGGGCTTTCGTTTAGATGTCAATGGTACTGCAAGGGTTAGTGGTCAATTAACTGCTAATAGCTTTGTGCCTACATCAAGCACAATACCTACTAATGGAATGTATTTAAGTGGTACAAACACACTTGGATTCGCTACTAATGGTACACTTGATATGGTGCTTGATGCTAATGGTGCTTTAGGTATTGGAGTAACCAATATGTCATCTTATAATGGAGGTGGTAATCAATTTGTAATTGGTGGCGGTGGTTTTAGAGGATTAACTATTGCTGGTACAACAGAAGGAAACATTTATTTTGCTGATGGCACTTCAGGTGCAGATACTTATCGTGGAGTAGTTGGATATAATCACACAACAAATTATTTATTTTTCTTTTCAGATGCAACTGAACGTATGCGTTTATTTTCAACAGGTAATCTTGGAATAAACACAACCACAGACGCAGGCTTCCGTCTTGATGTCAATGGTACTGCAAGGGTGCAAGGTGATGTATCATTATCTTATGCTGCTCCAAGATTAGCAATGACTGCTACAACAAGTACAAATGCTACATATATGACTTTTACTAATAGTAATGGTATTGCATATGTAGGAAGTGACAATTCAACAGGAAGTTTATTTAATGGTGAAGCATATGCTTTTAATATAGCAATAGGCGGAACTAAGTCAATATTTCTTTCAACACAAAATTCTACTTTTAAAGTTTCAGGTTCAAATTCTTGTGTGACTATTGGAAGTAATACAGATATATTATCCGCAGCATTAAATGTTGTATCTACTACCAAAGGCTTCTTACCACCAAGAATGACAACAAGCGAAAAGAATGCAATATTTTCTCCTGCAACAGGGTTGGTAGTATTTGATACAACATTAGGTAAACTTTGCGTATTTGCAACAACTTGGCAAACAATTTCATCAACATAAAAATAAAATAAAAATGAAACAAATCTCTCCTGTGGTATTCCCACTAAACTTAGGAACGGCAGTAATACTTAATGCATACTGCATCAATGACAATTTAAGCACATCAGCTACATTCTACTATGCACTTTTAAGTGAGACTCAAAGTCAATTACAACAAGGTAATCTAACTATGACAGGTCAAGATTATGCTCTTTGGGTAACAAATGATTATGCTTACAATTGGGTA